GTTCACGGAAAAAGAATGCACGGACGTAAACGCCCTAAATTGTTACGGTGTGCGTAGTGGCATCTACGCGGTGAACAAATACAAATACGTTAGTTTCATGCAACGCTTCGCCAGGGAATAGGCTAAGACGTCTGCCGGAGAAGGCAGGGCACCACGATTAGTGCTACATGAAACGACCCCGTGAAAGGCCTGTCGGAAGTAACGTACTGCAGTTCGTAAAACCAATGAAACGGATGTGTGCGATAGGGCTCACCTAACACTGCACTCACCCAGAATCTCAAGAATGGGGGACGTGTGGGGTTCGTCCAACACCCACCGAAGGAGTCGCACCCGCGCATTGCGCTGAGGTACACAAGGCATTGCCCACTCCACCGTCAAAAACAGAAAAAGATGGTAGTTGTTTTCTTTCTTTGCTTTCTCAATAGGAATGCGGATTGAAAGAGCGGCTGAGAGTGACGTCGGCAGCAGAATCGAACATGGAAACAGGGTCACCGTAATGTCGATGGCGTCGATGGTCACGAGCTTGGTGAAAGTTGAAGCTTGGTGAAGCGTAAGCCTGCCAGTCATCAATTTCCAAATCGTTGGCGACCTGCATGGCCGCTTGTGCCCCCAAGCTGTGTCCGACAAGGCGGTCATACTTGGGGTGTGCCTTCATTTGTGCCATGGTCTCAGCATATCGGTTGGTGGACCTGGTGCCAAGTAAATGGTTAGTGAAAGGCAAGCGCACGTCATCGATCAAATCACTCACGAGAGTGCCAAGGCCGTGGTGCCATCTAGTACCCGCGACATATAGTGTGTTACCAGAGTGTGCGAAGCCGTCGGAGGAATTGTAAGCATCGGTTAGTCCCGCTTCGTCAGACGCCGTGTGCCCCCGTCACCGGTTGCTCTTGACCGACAGAATGGCGCGGTCAAGTGAACCGTGAGGAGAGGGTGCGTGCTGAACTTGTGCGGACCGCAGCAACGGATTGGCCGGATGGCGCGTACACCACTGTTGACCCACCGTAACATGGTAAACAGTGGCAGATGTTGCGGTCGTGTGCGGGATGTAAATCAAGATCGGCTCAAAAGAATAAGCAGGGTGCTCGTAAACGTGCTGTGAAGCGAGTGGTTTGAAGAACTCGCTGAATTCACGGTATGCGATGGCTTCCTGCGGAGTTGAGTGGACCGTTCTTGGCCTGCGGCTCAAATCAATGGCGGAGGTGAAGGTTATGTAACCCGGCGCCATGGCCGGCTCGACGCACTTGGAGAAGATGGTAAAATCAGAATGCTCACCCGTTATGGAAGTGCTTGTCATCCAATCAAGCGCCGGCACCGCCCCCATGTAGATGCCGTTAGAAGGCGCCATTCCTGAGGACGTACCAGTGCAGCTGATCTTGACAGACAAGTTGTGCAAACGGCCGCGCAATGATGTTTCGCCGTCCACGGCTCCTGGTATGAGGTGACTCGTGTGATGAGTGCCAGGGCCCTTGAAATCGGCATCTTCTGCAAATGACTTCGCAATCGTGTCCGTGAGGTAACCGGTCTTACTACCGTAGGCTGAAGCGCCAGAGTTGAAAGCATAGTTCCACGGGCACACGATTATGACCTTCCCCACGGAAGCGCCTGCCTCGATCTCAAACTGCGTAGACAGATTGGTGAGGAGATACGGCGCAACGCAATCCGACAATGGCAAGTGACCTGGGTCAAATGCATTGAACGCGCGGGACAAATTGTTGGGAGGATTTTTCTTCTTGGGCGGATTGTTGCGTTTTTGTTGGCGTGGTTGTTGTTGTTGTTGTTGCCCACGCAATTGCCCGTTCTTCCCCCGATTAGTTCCTCGTTGGCTTGGCTGGTTACCGTTGTTAACGTTCTTTCGCTGCTTGTCGTACTCAGTCATCTGTTTCTGCTTCGCTGGACCTTTCAGACGATTCAGGATCTTTTGTTGCTTCTGAGTGTATTTGCCGCCGGCCATACCAAATGGCAAACTCGCGGGCAAGGACGACGAAGTCGACGCAGGCTTGCACGAGGACCAATAAGGCCGTCGTGGTGGGCGCGGTATTGTGTGTACGGGACGTAAACACCTTAGCTGTGATGATGCAGTTCATGTTAATACTGCTTCCGCGCGCTGGGCCCCCCGGCCCGTTGGACACCTTTTCAGTGCCCGTCTCTGCTAATCCGTAGTTTGATTTTGTTCAGATACCGGCTCGTCGACAAGGCCGTACGAAACATGCACAACACCCAGGCTTCCGGGTGACGCACTATCCACATAAGGACGTACCTGCGTGGTGTCTCGAAGGTTCGCGCCACTGAAAATTCGCCCTGCGCTAGCTCCGATAAATGCGGAATCCAATGACGCCGCTCCACTGGGCGAGTGTTACTTAGCATAGGTAACGAAGTCGCTCGGCGAATCGATATGCTTCCCCTACATCGATACTGAACACGCGAGTTAAGAGTAGCTCTTTTCCTCATACATGGCAGAGTGCCGCGGAGCTGTGCAACAAGTTGTTCGCCTGCTTGTCACACAAGTCCGAGTTAGCGGCGACATGTCTCGCGTGGCTCTCACCGTAGCACGCGTCAGCGTGCAACCAGGCTCTTCACCCTTGGGGGTAGGGCTACTGAGGCATAAGGCGCTCGTGGCGTAGGGCTCCCTACACCCGGCTCCCACTCCACCAACGTACATTTTGGCTTGCCCAGAAGGGGCAGTGGAGCGGCCAGGTGCATTAAAACCACATGTCTCGGTGGCGTGTCCGTTCGTAAACAGACACAGACGCAAGAGGGGCCTGTGTGGATATTCGAGACAGGAAACAAATGTGTCAAGCCCGTTAATCTAGTGCCAAGTGTGTCTGGCACACCCCCCCTTCCACCGAAGTAAGCATCTCCCTGTCCCAGCTCTCCGCTTGCCCACGTCGTGTGGTCGGGCTCAGGGTCGGAGGTCGAACGTCCCAAACGATTTGTCCTCCTGGAGTAGGCTGTTCTTGTCCTTTTGCAGGCATACCCACTCAAAAATAAATGCGCGCGAAAAACGTCCCGAAACAAAAGATGCACAGCACGTGGCCAATAACCAACGTGCCGGAGCGCTCATGGCCAAGGGCCGCGCTCTGAATCACATGCACGTCCACGACTCGGGCAAATAGCCGCGCAGTTCGCTTCCGTACACGTTGAGGGAGGCAAGGGAGCACACGAGGCCTTTCTCCATAGGGGTGCATGGGGCCAGATGCTCGCAAAACCTCTCAAAAACCGCCAGGGGCTCACACGGCAACAACTCGACCTCAAGGTGGTCCGTCATGTTGTTAAGGTCGCACGTGGTGCCCGTCTCTCGCAGAGAGACTTGTTTGGCTGTCTCGAACATGGCCTGTTTGTTCTCGTTGTTCATCTTCACCTTTTGGTATGGGTGATCATTGATGACGCAGTTCCAAAAGTTATACGCCGGAGCGTAATGGCGGAATGAGTTTGCACAATTTGTCGCGAAAATCCTCACTGCCTGCTGGAAAACAGGATGCTTACGTGACTTCGGCCCTTCTTCGAAACCGGGAATGGCCATTGCCGAGTACTGTTTGGTACAGTACAGGCGCCGAAATTCCGGTACTTGGACGGCCATTCGTCGATACCTTGACAAAACCACACCGCTCTTTTCCTTGACATTCCGCATCTCGTTGTACAAGATGGGTTGGCCCAGTTCGATGGGAGCTTGAACGCCAACAAAAGTGACGTGCCCATATGGGACAGTGTCAGGGAGGAACGTCATCTTGGGAGCCCAACCATAGGCCTGGAAAAACACCTCCGCAGGGGTGAGTTTCGTGATGGGATCTTCCACAAACAACTCATTCTCAGTTGTTTTGCCCAGCGTGTCGTCGCCTTCGAACCCGAGGACTGCGCGGTGTTCTTCGCCAGTGCGCGCGCTGATGTAGTCCATGTGTCGTCCCCCCGTCGCCATCCAGTCCTTGACTGTCGCTAGAACTGTCCCTGGTTTGCAGAGGAAGCAAAGCCAGGCGAGACAGTTTTGTAACCAG